TATCATTCCCGGTAAAGCTGTCAGTGCATTGCGCTCGGTGGTCGTAAGATTGGCCACGCGCAGCGTCGAGCCTATCGCCAGGGTGTCGATGTCCGCCGCCCCTACGAGCGCCGTCTGCCCGAAAAAATTTGCGGCATTCTGCTGCCCCTGCGTAGTCTCGTCGCGCCGCACGATGTTGTCGCGCAAAAACGAATGGCCCAACTCCATCGCTATACCGCCACCCCTACATCGCCGGGCGTAAACTGATCGGCCTCGATGTCAAAGCGGACGTTGCCGCCCAAGCGCTTGCCGTTTGCCTTGGCGTCCAGGTGAGACTTGTATTCTTCGGTTTTAACCGGCTTACCCGCGGCATCCAGCTTGGCCAGCCTGGGATCGTCGGTCTTGCCCGTTTCGGCGTCTTCTGCAACAAACTTGGTCAGATAACCCGGCGGCAGCGGCTCAAATCCTTTAGGATGCTCTACCTCAACGCCACCATAGACGCGCAGCGCCGGCTCGGCATGGTAGTTGCGCTCGTAGTGGCCGCTGGGTGGGACCGAATCTGCCGGCAGATTGAGGATCTTACGTAGGCCGGGATCCTGGCTGGCCGTAGCCACGAACTCTTTGGCCAGCTCGGGGTCTTTCAGCGCTTCGCGGATCTGAGCTTTTATATCGGGTGCCGCGGCCTTGGCTTTGGCCTTGGGCTTGGGCGCCACATCGACCAGTGGCGTGAGCGTAGAGGGCTCGGCGCCCTGGGTCTCGTCCCGAGGCGCACCTACCGGCTGCCCCATCGCATCAAACTCTTCTTTTTTTGCCAAACTATGTATCTCCTGTCGTTTTGCGAGGCTGGAGAGGCGCGATCCGCCAAGAGTCGCGGCCTGTTGTCCATTACGTTACGTGAGCAGTAGCTGAGAGTAGATTGCTCTACCCCCAGCTACCCTCGTTACTTACCGCTACTAATTATCAAGCCCGTCAGATACGGACGGACGATTAAGCTGGAACTCAGCCAAACCGCTTGATGGTGTATCTCTCGCAGATACCGACACGGCGCCCAAAACAAAATCGCCGGCTACATCGGCATCATCGAGACTACCTGCCGTTGAAGTCAAAAACCCAGCGCTTGTCGTAGCGACAAACCCCGTCAGCACTAAACCGGCAGCCTGGCCACCGATCTGGTACCAACCCCATTGGCTGGCTACATTAGCACTCATAGCAACAGCCACCTGGCCAATACCATCGGCAACGGCCAGTGCAGTGGTCTGGTTGTCGGCAATCGTCACCCACGACCCTACCGCAGTTGAGGCAACACCCGCGAGATAGATAAACTCTCCCACGCCGTAGCCCGTAGATGCTTGGTCTTCCGCCAGGACAATCATGCCCAGCGGCGCCTTCTGTGTGGTGCTTGTTTCGTCTATCGCCTGGTCAAATGTGACCGGGCCGATAATCTTGAAATCACTCATTTTAAATTACCTTCCTGGCCTATATGCCGGTGATAGCCGTAGCAACGCCAGAGCGCCTACGATTATTTGTGCAGAGCTGCACCCCAGCGACCATGTAACTGAGCTGTGCCAATTGTCCGTTGCTCTGAAGCGATACGAACGGCGTCTTCTTGAAGTTCGCTTGCTTCATCACACGCAGCTTAATTGAATCGGTGTCCACCATGTAGCTGTGGAGCGACGCGCAGTCGTTATCGGCCACTACCTGGGCGCCCATATAACTCGGGAACTCAGGGCCACTAACGCCTTTGATATTTGACAAGGTGGTCTCAGCATATCCCGTAGAGGCGATTGCTGTGCGATATGCCGCGGCAATAGAATAGGTGGTCACGATAGCGTTGTTACGACCACCCTGCTTGCGGCAATCGTCCATGATCGTGTTCCAAGCCAACATACCGTCAAAGACGTTGTTGTTTTGGTCCGTGAACGTCTTGCTGGTGGTATACTTCTGGTTTTGCCAGAAGGTCGAGGTGGAGCTGTTGATGCCCCCGACAGTACCCGTGCCAGCGTCAGCGATGATGTCTTGATAGCCGAGCATCGTCTTGCCGCTCTGAGCGCTGAGAAGATCCTCGTTGATCGCCTTCAAGAGCGAGTTCATCGCGTTGTTACCCAGCGCATCGAGCAAATCAAAAACCTGCTCTTCGCCGCTGTTTTCCCAGTTGGTCGTATCGTCCAATACAATCGGCACCGCGTAATAGCGCCGCTTGTAAAAGGCCGACTCGAATGGGTCCACCGGGCTCTTGCTCAACGGGTCATAGCCGTCGAACGTCTCTGCGGTGCCGGCAGAGCTTTCCAGTATCACCTGGATCTCCTTGCCGCCGCCGTCTACCATCTGCATACCGCGCTTGCGGTGCATCGCCAAGGCTTTATACGCCTCGAACGTGTTGTCGATCACCTGGGGCGCTATGGTTCGACGGGTCGAACTCCAGCGCGAGTCCCAAGTCTCTGAGGTTGATTGTGCCATTATTGCTTTCCTTTAAGCAAAATTCCCATCATCACATCGTTGCCTTGATCTCTGACATCGCTTGCGCTTTAGAGATCACGCCCGCCGTTTCCGTTAGCGGTGGACTGCCGGCTTGCGTAGCCGTAGAGCGCTTGGCGTTGTTACGCGCCTGGCGCTGCTGCGTCACGGCACTCCCTTGATCGGTTAGGCGCCGCCCCGTAGCCAGAGACATAGCCTCGGCTACAGTAAACGCTTCCCCGGTGTCAGGGTTTTCGTGCCGCGTCAGGGCGCCGACAATACCGCGCTGGCTCTCGGTCCATGCGTCGACCTTACCGAAGACCGCTTCCGCGGCCTCGATCTGAGCATTTGCGTTACTGCGGTGGACAGCCGTCTGCTGCTGCTGCAACTGATCCACTACGCCTATCGTAGAGTTCAACCGCTCCAGGTCAGGACGCAGCGGGCCGATTTGCTCTTCTATCAGCTTCGTTGCTATCTCTTGCGCTCTTTCCTGTACCAGTTGATCTACTACGGTCAGCCCCCGAGCCTCTTCCGGTCCCAATTGGGCCGCCAGTTGCTCTAAGGGGTTGGCCTGTGGCGGCTGCGATGCTCTGGCCTGGGCCTCGGCGTAGATACGCCGCTCCTCGGCTATCTGAGCCCGCTCTGCCGCCACCTGACGCTTATCGGCAGCTACTTCTCGCCGCTCGTCGGCTACCGCTTGCGTCTTGCGGGTATAATCCGCTAAACGCAAGCCATCGCCGCTATCGTCATCGGCTTGCTGCTGTGATGGTGATGGGGTGTCGTTGGTTGGTTGAAGTGGTGGTGCTGCTACCTCACCGTCACCCGCTGCCGGTTGCTCTGCGCTTGCATCGCCAGAATCGGGCGCATCCGTTGCCTCGATGAACCCCATACCCATCTCGGATATGGATTCACTCGGCGCCGCGTCACCCGGTTGCTCTGCCGTTGCCGCAGAATCGACTGCGATCTCGGTCATAGTATTTATCTCCTGTCTTTTGCGAGGCTAAAAGAGGCGCGATCCGCCAAGAGTCGCGGTCCTCCGAAATACGTCTAAATGTTCCAAAATCTTGTTCCGCTAAAATCAGCGATTGGAACATTAATCCTTCGGTTCTTTATTTACAGCAAGTTACGTTGTTCGGTTTGTTCCAAAATCTTGTTCCATTAAAATCAGCGATTGGAACATTGCTATTTTTACCTACGCATCCTCTCTAAAGGGAGACCATCCTTCTCCGGTATCCCTGTTCATATCGCCCGTAGCGCCATGATCTATCCTACTCTGGTCTATCTGCCCGACGATCTCATCGACGCTATCGGCCTGTAATACGCCGCCCCTGTCGCCCTCGCGCTCTACCTGGTCGCGCTGGGCGCTCTCAGCATCGGCCATGATATGATCGTGCTTCTGGCTGGCACCGGTCTCTTCCATCCCCATATCCGCCAATACGCGCTGGCGGTGGGCGTAGCTGGTATACTCGACGCCGGTCTGTGGATCGGCATAGCCCTTGTTGTAGCCGCGGGCGCTGCTCGAGAAATTCCACCGCACCATCGAGTTGAACCCCCCGAAATACATCGGCGCCGCCCCCTTGCATTTAGGGCATTCGATCTGGCGCTGTATATCCGCCTTGCGCTCGACCATATGGTCTTGCACCAGGTGGTCGCACTCGCTGTCGCTGCATCGGTAGTCGTGGAAGACCGGCATCTATAATTGTCTTTCGTCGTTATATTTCGTATATTCTATGTGTGGGCGATTTGCTTCCAGCTTGCGGCCCACGTTAAACATTCACCGCTAAAAGGAGAGTAGCTATGTCCCTCGAAAAACCTAAGACGCCGCCTGAGAGGGTGGAGAACTTCGACGCCGTTTACGAGATCATTCCCGACTCGGAAGATTTTCCCGAAACGGAAACGGCTTTTGGTGGCCCGCACTATACGCGCAATGGCCTGGGTCGATGGGCTTCGCCCAACGGGCTCTTTCGATCCTTCACCCCCGCCCTCGGCTACATCACCGAAGAGGAAGCCGAGAGGTGGAACTACCCTTCTACAATTCATTCGACGTTTCGCTCGTAAAGAGTTGCGTTAGTATTAAGCCGGCGCCGGCGGGCAGGGCGATCTTTCCTATGAGGTCGAGAGATTCCCTGCCCCGCCCGTCCCGAATCAGCGTCAGCCAGTTGATCAAGTCATCGCGCTGCGGCGTACCCAACTGCTGGCTAAAAGTCTCGTAGACATCTATAATCCGCCCCGCCTCTTTTTGCACCTGTGGACTGTCGAGGATCTCGATAAGCCTGGGTGCATCAGTTTTAGTCAGTGCGTCCTTGACCGCTTGCACTGAAGTGCCTTGCCCCGCGTATTTTATATCAGACAACCCTGGAGTAAGAGAGCCGTGGGCAAACGCGGGCTCAAATGCACCCATCTTGCCGAAGATTCTTTCCAGGTGGGGTTGCAGCCGGTCCACCATCTTTTTCTGATCACCCGCCTTAACTACCGCCGGCCCAAAGTCATCGCCCAGGTTAATCATCGTAATGCCATCGCCCGTATCGACCAGGATGTCGGCAGCGCTCTGATACGGCAAATCGGCAAATTCATCGCTGGTCAATACCTTGTTTAACTCACCCAACTGATCGGGCGTAGGGCGACTCGGCAACGCGACTCTCAGCGACCCTGTGGCGCCCGCTTTGGCGCCCGAGGACCGTGGGAAAGGCTTATGGTAGCCTATGCCCTCCTGGCCCAGCATAACCGCTCTGAGGGTCTCTACGCCTTCCATAATATCCGCGCTCGGTTGATCCATAGCGCGGCCCGTTGGCGCCGTAGGATCTATACCCACCAGTGGTCGAGCTACTCGCCCTGGGTTAGCCTCGATGCCGCCGGCCTCGTTGCGATAGAATCCCTGCGTTGGCTGCGTTGAGCGCGTCTGTATGCCGAGCGCATCGTAGAAGAGGTCGCGCCCTTGAGGATCTACAGAAGTAAGCGCCTCAGTAAATTCCTCTTTTATATCGTCGCCCGCTTCTAACATCGCCGGCAAATGACCGGTCTTGTCGCCCGGTATCGCTTCGTAATTGGCAAAAGCGGTATGCTTATCGAAGAAGTCAGTATACGTCTTCGCTGCTTCAGCGCGGGCTGCGTCGATGTCGTAGCCTCGCTCGTTGGTTACAATGTCCATCGCCTGTTGCCAGGTGGGAACAGTCACCGAACGATCCTTGGCTTTCGCCTTCTGTGCTGCCTCAATTATGGTGGTGGCTTTTCTGTCTATTAAACCTTTCGCCTTACCCTCGACCCACGGCGCCGCTTGAGCGGTGGCCGCGTTCCAATCGGTTTTGCCGTTTATTTGTCTTACATTAGCTCGATGGACCGCCAGCATCGTTTCACCATCTAAGAAAGCGTGTTGCGCTGGGCTTAGTCCGCTATTCCAAATAGAGCCGTCCACTTCTTTATACCCCCATGCGCGGGCATGCCATATGTCATTGACGCCGGTAGTCGCATAAGGAACATTCGGGTTAATATTCGTACCAAAAACGCCTAATTTTTGCAGATCCTCGGTCTGCCGTACTCCCCCAAGCAGGGTATCTTCTATTTTCTTATTGATTGCCGGCATGGTGCCAGTCAACGATGGCTTACCTACCGCGGCTTGGTTTATCATCTTAGTGGCTACACCTAAATTGACCTCGGGTGTCCGCTGGGCCGAGGTCATGCCCCACGTATCAGCAACCACATCGCCTTTGGTCATCTTTGGCTGTAGGTTCGAGGGCGCCATTGGGTCGCCTGTCACCTCGATGTTGCCCTGCCTTGAACGGTTATACCAATCGGCGCCCAGGGCGGCGTCCTCCAGTTGCCTGTCATAGCTTTCGCGCAATGCGTTTAACTTCGCCGGCGTATTGACGCCTCTCGGAGCCCCTACATACTGACCTGTCTTGTCTCGCTTGAGATGAACGCCTTTTATCGAGGCCGCTATAGCATCGTCTTGTGATAATTCTCTAAGGTTCGTTTCCGTTATTGATCGCTGCGTTGGGCCTTTTGTTGGATGCTTGAATACTTTCAAGTCCATCCGACCAGGAGTTGCCGCAGCCGCAGCCACTTTCCCCACCTTGCCCATCGCCGGCGCCGCCATACCGAGCGCCGCCAGAAACTTACCCCCGGGAATAAGGTTCTCCGGTCCCAAAAAAGCCGCAAAGCCCCGCTCGTCTATTTGCTGGCCAATACCTTCGCCAGCAGCCCGCAGCCCCCGGGTGGCAACCTCCATCGGTCCTTCTTGCCCTATAAGATCCGCCAACCCACTGATACCCTCGCGCACCGCGGCACCCGCTTGCCGGCCAGCTCCCTGGCGTTGCGTAGACGATAACGCCAATGGATCCGCCATATCCACCGCCGCCGGCACATCCTCACTCACTATGGCGCCGAGGCCCGCCGGCGTTGCCGTTGCCATCTCGCCTATCTTGGGCGCCATCTTGTCTATGGCAAAATCCATCGTAGGCTTTACTACATCTTGGCCGTAGCTGCTTTGAGGGCGATAGGCTTGCCGCGCCGCATCTACCAACCCCGATAACGATACCTGGCGGTTTTCATCCTCAGTAGTCAGGTAGTCTGCCAACGTCGATAGCGATACCTTGCTATCCCCCTTGAGGTAGTCCACCAGGGGCGCTAATGAGTCAAAAACGGCACTACGGGCCATCCGCCTATACCTCTCCCGCTAACTGCTTGAGTATCTCAAAATCGGGCGCCGTCACGATATAGACTGCTACATCGCCCGCATTCGCCGGCCTTGCCCGAGATACGATGTCGCCCAAAATGGCGCTATCGGTCTTGGCCGCCGGCGTCTTACCCTTGGCTTTAGCCTTGAGCTTCGCCGCTACCTTCTCTTTTGCCATCTCAACTCCCCCTTACCAATTTTTCTATCATCTCAACTCCCCCTTACCAATTTTTCTATCATCTCAACTCCCCCTTACCATCTCGTTCGCCTCGACCTGGGTGGCCTGGGCTGTCTTCTGCGCGTTCGATTGCACCTGTCCTAATAGATCCTCGGCACCTACCGACCCGCCGCCGCCACCGGACGGCCTACCCGCGGCGCCCTGCTCCTCTGCCGCCAACATCTCTTGATGCGACTGTACATGAGCCATTACCATTTGGTCGATCATCTGCATCTGCTGCGCCGCTTGCATATTGAGCGGCTGCCCGGTAGGACCAACCATCTGAGCCCCCTGCATAAGCTGCTGGTAGATCGGATTCTCCCGGTAGGTCGCGTGTATCTCGGCGTGGGTGTTGTGATCCTGGCCTTCTAAGACCTCGGTATCGACGCCCTGCACAAATCGGTCATTCTCGAGCTGTGCCGCCCGCTGCGCCTCGACGTTGTTGTCTGTGACCATCAGCTTCTCGATGTCGACAATGTCGAACGCCGCCGCCATAGCCTTGTCGAGTTCCATCTGGTCGAAGTTAGGCCGGTTAGCGGCTCTGTCGTAAAACGCCAGGAAGCGGTCTTGCTCAATCTGCTCGAAGAGCGGCTGCGTCGAGCCCACCCGGGTATGGATCCGGTAATTCCACAAGAAATCGCTGTTGCGTAGCGCCCGCACCATCATGCTCTGACCGTCCGGTGCTATGTTGATGGCGAAGTTCTCCGGTGTATACCTCGGGTCGCCCATGACCTGGAATGCGTTA